CCAGGTAGGGGCGCGGCGGCGTATAGGTGGCCAGTCCGCGCCCGGAATAGCCGCCCAGCTGCTGGATACGGGCGTACACGGTGGTGCCGCCGACCTGGGCGTGCCCGGGGCCGACCTCTTTGGTGATCACGCTGTCGCGCAGCGCGCCACTGATCATCGCGGGCGGCCCGCCGGGCGGGGCGGGGGTGGGCGTCCCCGGCGCGTGCGACATTTTGCTCAGCTGGGCGCGCACCTCGCGCTCCACCACCTCGCCCATGGCCAGCGCCGCCTCGGTCGCCGACTCCACCCCTCCGGTGAGCATCAGCTGCAGCGCGGCCACCGCCTCGTCAGCGGACATCGCTCACCTCCTGCGGGGTCCGGCGGCGCCCTTGGCCGCATTCATCTCCTGGCGGGTCAGGAAGTCCTGGGCTTCCTGCGCCGCCTCCTCGATCAGCGGGAACCACTGCTGGACCTCCAGGGGGGCGGCCTCGACCTGATCGGGGGTCCAGCCGTAGGTTTTCGCGAACCAGCGGTAGAGCAGAATCCGTGGCTCCATGTCCTCGGGGAGGGGGACGTCCTGCCAGCCGTTGCTCAGGAAAAAAGAAACGAGCCGTTTCCGGCTCGTCGTCAGTTTGGGACTTTGAAATTCACCCGCTTCATGATGTCCGCGGTCTTGGCGTGCAGCTCGTTGTAGTCATCCAGGTCGAGGTCTTCGACGCCCCGCCCGCCCGGCGCGGCGGGGACCGGCTCAGGGTAGGACCACGAGGTGATGATCAGGTTCAGGAGCGCGTTGTGCATCCGGTCGGAGATGTCGGCGCCCACCTCCTGCGCGGCACCGTCCTTGACCTGGATCTTCAGCGTGGAGAGCACGGCGGTCTTGTCGCTGCCCTTGAGGGTGTCGCGGACCTCCACCCAGGCACCACTGGCAAGCTCGAAACGCATAGCGGGTTCCGTCCTAATAGGGCGCGTAGTTGTTCTGCACGATGACGGTCAACGGCCCCAGGCCGCCCGAGCCGCCGGAGTTGGAACTGTTGGCCACGGCCTGGATCTCGTCGTCGTAGCCGATCAGCACGCCCGAGCGCACGATCTTCGACTTAATGAACGCGGCCTGGGCGAACACGAACGAGTAGCTGATGTGACTGGCGCCGGCCAGACCGTTGTCGACGGTGATGACGACCGAGGGCTGCGTGTTGTTCAAAAACTGCAGCAGGGCAGTCTCGTCGTAAGCGACGGAGAAATTCAGAGTGCCAGTCGCGTCCAGGGTGCCACGGGCGATGATGTAGGGATTCTGAAATCCCTGGTTGGTCCAGTACACCTGCAGCTGGCGTTTGATGTTGACCGCCCACTGGCCGATATCGTAGATCGCGCTGGACCCGATCGTGATGTTGGTGCGCCACGACGGGATGGGCACCACGAAGTTCGTGGAGTTGGTGGGCGTGGACGCGGCCGGCGCCGAGATCCACGAGTTTCCGGTGACCTTGCCCATGAACAGCGCCTCCGCGCTGCCGGTGAAGTCGAGCTGGGCCACGCACAGCGCCGGGTAGGAGCGGGCGCCCACGGTGGTGGTCAGCGCCGTGTAGTCGGTGGCGGTATGCGTGGGTGGCTGCCCGGTGCCGGAGTTGAGCAGGTTGAACCGGTGCGTGTAGGAACCCGACACGGTCTGCACCGTGGAGTTGTTGGCGTGATTGAACCGCAGCGGATATCCGGTAAACGTCAGCGTGGTGCCGCCCACCGCCGACAGCTTGACCACCTCGGCGACGGTGCCGCTGTCGATCTGCACGTTCTGTCCGACGACGAACCCGGCGGAGGAGGCCACGGTGACATTGAGGTTGCCGGCCGAGGTCACGGCGGACAGGTTGGTGTTGCCGCCGATCGCTGGCTGCCCCGAGGTGGACAGGTCCCCGAAGGTGTTGTCCAGGAAGAAACCGTAGACGTCGCCGAAGACGGGGCCGCCGAAGGAGAACGACGCGTCCTCGACGCCCTGGATCTCGGAGTAGATCGCGGCCATCGAGCCGCGGACCGCCACGTCGGGCAGATACTTGACGAGGTCTTCGGGCTCGTAGGTGCCCTTGTCCAGGGGGATGGTGACCGCCGGCAAGACCGGTGTGCCCACCGTGGTTTCCCGCGCGAACCCCAACCACGTCTTGGTGGATGGCGCCACGAAGGGGGGAACATTACTCATCGCGCATCTCCAGTCGTCGCGGTGGCACGTGGGCGGGCTGAGGCCACACAGCTCCTTATCGTTAGGCTGCGAATACCTCGTGGATGACGCAGGTGATCAACGCGTCGTAGCGGTGGGGGGGGTGATCGGCGACCGCCCGAATCGTGATCTCGTAATCCATGGCCTCGCCGACGTCGATCAGGTAGCTCTGTCGGCTCGTCCAGGGGTCGGTCAGCACGGGGGTGGGGTCGGCCGAGACGCGCAACGCGTCCATGACCGCATCGACCATGCCGGGGAACAGGGTGTCCGCGTCTACATCGTCGTCTTGGCCCCACCACACCAGGAACACCTCCAGGCGGTGCTGCTGGGTTTTCAGCCCCGATGGGGAGGTGTCGGAGGTGGCGCGGGGGATGGTGCCCCCGTTTTTGGGGTTGCGGTTTTCCCGCCCCCGGGCCGGCCAGACGTAGGCCTGGGGGATGTTGGCCTCGACGTTGGGGTCGGGCGGGGTGATCTGGCACTGCAGCGCCGGCAGGTTCGCAATCGGCCAGGCCAGGCCGTTGAGCAGGGTTTTGACATAGACCTGCACCGTGTTGATGGGCACCGAACACCCCCCTGGTCAGCGCTTGCGGTAGTGCCGGCGGGGGCCGCGGTAGCCCTTGTGTGGCCGGTGGGCGTGGTGCACGACGTGCACGCCCTTGCGGTGGTGGAAGCCGTGGCGCACCACGCGCCTCTTGGTGTAGTGCACCGCGCGGCGGTGGTGTTTACGTTCGTGGTGCTTGCGTTCGTGGTGCTTGCGGCGGGTGTAGTGCCCATGCATCACCCGCTTGTGGGTCAAGTGGTGGTGCATGCCTTTTTTGCGGGCATGGAAGGCCCGCTTGTGGCCGGCGACCCGGTGGCGGGCGCGTAGCCGCAACGACCGGGCGCGGTGTTTTACCCGCAGCGAACGCACCCGCGGCGCCGCCCGGGGCCGCAGCGCGTGCGGCATGGCTAGATCACGCGCCGGAACGGGGCGAGCAGCAGCTCCGCCTCGGCCGCCAGATCACCGGGGCCTTTCGCGCCCGCCGTGCTGCCGTTGCCGCCGGGAATGGCCTGCACGGTGGTGGCGGTCGCGCCGCGGGTCAACGCCTGCGACGCCCCGAACAGGGTCACCGCCCAAATCGCCGACGCCGGTAGCGTGGAGACCATCACCCCGGCCGCGTGGGCGTACTGCAGCGGCGCGGACAGGGTCAGGGTGCCCGGCCCGGCGGTGGCCGAGGCGGCGGTGACGTGGATGACTTCCTGGGTGCCCGAGTCGTAGACGACGCCGGTCGCGCCCGTGCTACCCAGCGTTTCGGAGGTGATCGCCCATCCGGTGCAGTCATCCACCGTGATGGTGGGCGCACCGGAGGTGGCGGGGGTAGTCAGCGACGTGTGCGGCCACCCGTTGACGTACTGACACTTGGCGACGTAGCCGTTGCGGCCCATCCGCCAGTCCAGGTAGCCGGGGGCGAACACGACCGCCTGCCCGCCCTCGCCGGCCGCCGAGGGCGCCGAACTGCCGTACAGCCCGATCGTGGGACGCTCGATGTCGTAGGCGGTCGTGGGCAGCGTGACATAGGAGCGAGGAAAGACGTTGGGCGAGATGGCCAGGCTGACGACCTGCAGCACCGGCCAGCGCTGCAGGATCAACCGCCCGTTGCCGGTGCCGGCCTGCAGCGTCATCCGATAGTCCGGCCCCTGCTGGATCTCGGTGTCCAAGGTGGCGCGCAGCGTCTGGTTGCAGTAGCTGTCGGCCTGCGCGGTGGCGCGGGCGCAGATGTTGGCCTGCTCGGCCAGCTGCTGCGCGGGGGTGACGCCACGACCGGGGGGGATCGTGGACCACGACACACCAGTCGGGGCGGTGGTCAGCAGCTCCGGGGTGACATAGGGGGTGAGCGGCCCCACGGGTAGCGTCATCGGGCATCACCTTCCGCGGGGGGCGCGGTGCACTTGCGGCACAGGTAGCCAGCGAGGTCGGTAACCCAACGCGCGTGTTTGACGCACAGTGGCGTGGCACAGGTGGCGCACTGGGTGATGGGCTGCGAGGTGGCGGCGCGTCTGCCGCGGCGGATCGTGCCGCATCGGCCGCAGACGCCCCGCCGGGACACGCCTCAGCTCGCCGCGGCCAGTCGGTCCAGCAGCTGCGCGCGGCTGCCCGAGACGGGCAGGCCGCGTTGGCGCGCCCGCGCCTTGAGGTCATCCAGCGGCAGTGCGGCCAGATCCTCGGCCGGGGCCGACGCCGTGGCGCCCGGGGTGTCGCCACTGTTCGCCGCGGCCAGCGCTTGGGCCATCGCGGGGTTGTTGGCCAGCATCGTGGCCATGATCGTGAGCAGTCTCTGCATCCCGTCCTGGGAGGCGGCCAGGCTCTGCACGGCGGTCTCCAGGTTGGCGCTGCGGTCCAGCTCGCCCTTCTTCTCCCGCTCCTCGCGGATGCGGATCTCGTCGGGAGTCTCGGGGACCTCCGCGGGGCTGGCGGCCCAGCGCGGGTCACCGCGCAGGTGGTCTTCGCAGGCGCGGCAGTCCAGCGCCCACACCGTGGCGGGGGCACCGTGGGTCACCGGGCGCGCGTGCACGGCTCCACACCCCCCGTGATGTTTCGACAGAGCGACGCTCATGACGTCACTCCGCGCGTACACGGTCATGTGTCCTCCCGATAGTCGAGGTTGTTACCAGCGGTCGCCGCGGCCCGAGGTGTTGCCCAGCACGCTGGGGGCACCCATGCCGTGGTGGTACCACCACCAGGTGCGCTGCGGCACGTGCACGACCTTGGCGCCCAGGCGGCAGCAGTTGATCGTGAACTGGAAGTCCTCGCCGTAGGTCTGGCCGTCGATCTCGGCCGCCTCGGGCGGGGTGAACCGCGCCTGCTGGGCCAGGTCGCGCCGCACCAGGGTGGTCACCGTGGTCTGGTGCGGGTCCGCGGTGTCGAACGGGCGGCCCAGATGCCCCAGCGGGTCGATGTCGGGGCGGTCGTTGCTGAACACGTCGCGCACCATGTAGTAGCTGTAGACGTAGTCGGCGTCGTGATCGAGCGCGGCGGTCAGTAGCGTGTCCAGGTGGTGAGACATCATCGCGTCGTCGTCGTCGAGGAACGCGACCCACTCGGTGCGCGCGGCGTCCAATGCACGCTGTCGGGTAACGCCGGCCCCGGCGTGGGTGATGTCCTGGGCGATGGACAGCGCGGCGGCGGGGCGGGTCTGCAGACTGACCGACAGTGTGGCCCGCAGCAGCATGTCCCGGCGCGGGGGGATCGTGGGAATGCAGACGGTGATCTGGTCCTTCACGCGCCCCTCTTTCGGCAGCCGTGGATCTGGTAGCTGTAGGTCCAGCCGGGCAGTTTCACGATGACGGTGGTGGTGATCGACCAGCCGGCGCCGACCAGCATGTCCGTCACGTCCTCGACGTCCCAGCCCCAGTAGTGCTCAGGGTTACCCGTGTCGGTTTCGCCGATCGGTGTGGACAGCACCAGCGTGTCGGCTTTGCCGGCGATGCGGCGCAGCACCTCGTCGGGGTCGTCAAGGTGTTCGACGGTCTCAGAGCAGACGAACAGGTCCACCGGGTCGAGGGTGTCCAGGGTCTGCTCGATCGGGCCACGGACGTCGTAGCCCGGGGCGAGGTCGCCCAGGACCGTGACGGGCAGGTTCAGGGCGCGGGCGATGGTGGCGTCACCGCAGGACAGGTCAGCCACCGAGCGGCACTGATACTGGCCGATCATCCACTGTGCGACACCGATGGTGGTGATCACACGCAGCACATGGTCGGCCCAGCGTGTGTGCTCGTGCGGGGTCGCGTACAGCTGGGCCAGCTCGTCGGCGCTGTAGGCCGGGCGTAGGCGTGTCCTCACCGCGTCGTCTCGCATCTGGCGTAGCCCTCGACCAGGCGGGCGATGTCGACGTCGAGCTGGTCGCGCACGTAGGCCTGATAGGCGTCGCGGTCGTGGTCGAACATCTCCCCGGAGTTGACCGCGTCGTAGCGGGCGTCGTTGTCGGCTTTGCCGACCAGGGGGTGGATGTGTTCGATGACCACGTCGTAGCGGTAGGCGATCTTCTTTAGACGCACGCCCCAGTCGCGCCACACGTTGTCCACGTACAGGTGCCGCAGCGTCGGGGGCGCCATGTAGCCCAGGGTTAGGGGAATCCGGGCGTCCAGGATGACCGCGGTGGGCAGGTTGGGGCCGTGCACCAGGTCGTTGCCGTAGGCGATGCCGCCCAGGTTCTCTTTCATCTCCTCGCACAGCACGGCGTCCCAGCCCTCGGTGCGCGGGCAGTGGTCATCGCCGAGGAACCCGAGGTTGAGCGCCTGGTCGGCATGGGTGGCGGCCATCTGGTTGAGGGCGCCGACCATGCCCGGCCCGGCCGGGTCCACCACCTGCACGACCCCGACCTCACGGTAGACGGGCAGGTCGGGGTCGTCGACGTCCACGCCGAAGATCAGGCGCGTGTCGGCGCGGCAGGTGGCGGCGAAGGCCTGCTGCAGCCGGGCCGCGTTGTGGGGGCGGCCACGGGTGGGGACCAGGACGGTCAGATCGCTCACGATGTCCCCTTCAGGGCGCGCGCGACGCCCTCTTCGAGGCTGATTCGGGGGGTGTAGAAGGCCTGCATCTGGGTGGGGTCGCCCACGCGGCGGCGGACCCCGGTGGGGGCGGCGGGCAGGTGCCGGAACTCGGGGCTGTAGCCGGCCGCCTCGCGCACCAGCTTCGCGAGCTCGTTGAACGACGTTGCCCTGCCGGTGCACAGGTTGACCGGGCCACGTACGTCTTGCTCGATCGCGGCGAACACCGCGCCCACCAGGTCGTCGATGTGGATGAAGTCGCGTTCCTGCTCGCCGTCACCCCAGATGTCGAATGGGTCCGCCTTCCGCCTGGCCCGGTCGATGAAGCTGGGGAACGGGTAATCCAGCGCCTGGTCTTCCCCGTAGCCGGAGAACGGGCGGAACACGTGCACCGGAATACCCTCGGCCCGCGCGTAGCCGGCCAACAGTTCTCCGGTGAGCTTCGCCCAGCCGTAGGTCTGGTCTGGCAGGCCGGCGATGGGGCGGACCCCGTCGAGGATGTCCTCGGACAGCACGGATTGCCAGGTGCCGTCCTGCAGCAGGGTGGGGTAGGCCGCCGAGGAGGAGAAGTACACGACCCGGCCGGGGTGGGTGCGGATCGCCCAGCCGAACATCTCGGCGTCGATGGACAGGTCGACCGCGACCGCCAGCGGGTTGCCGTCGATCATCGCCCGGCCGCCGACCACGGCCGCGCAGTGCACAACCAGGTCGAAGCGACGATCATCGGTGCGGAAGAAGTCCCGTGCGTCCAGGGGGGCGGCCCGGTCGGCGATGTCGAACCCGTAGGTGGCGTAGCCCAGCTGGTCGAGCCGGTCGAACATGTGACGGCCCACGAATCCGCGGTGGCCGGTGACGAGTGCGGTCTTCACGCTGCGAGTACCTTTTCCCATCGCCAGATGTTGTCTTCGATCACGCTGGTCGCCCGGACGTGTTCCCACGCGGTGCGGCCCATCCGGGCGCGCAGGTCCGCATCGGAAGTCAGCGCTCGCAGATACGTCGTCCATTCGTGCGGGCGCGTTACCAGGAACCCGGTTTCGCCGTGGATGACGTAATCGGCGTAGGGTCCGTGGTTTGAGGCGATGATGGGGATGCCCAGGGCGCCGTACTCGATGGCTTTGAGGGCGGATTTGGACTGGTTGAACAGCGAGGGGCGCAGCGGCGCGAGGCCGATGTGGAAGTCCAGAGTGCGC